CCTATTTTTATGACATTTAATATTTTAAAGAACTTACTTATTTTGTTGGTACAAACATACGAAATATATTTGACACTACCAAATTATCCACGAAACTTTTTTAAGTTTTTTATTACAGCATCAACTCTAAGCTTGTCAGCTATACCGTTACCTACTGATGTGTAAGGTTTAACTAGGCAGGTAGTAGTAACTACGTTATCTCTTACGATTGCGTAGTATGCAGTACCTTGTGACTCACCTCTGCTATTGTGGATAGATGCCACCAACTGCTTTCCTTTAGCTGAGAGCTTGTCGGTCTCACTGTCGAACTTAGTCACGCTCATTTGTAGTTGTCCTAGCATAAAAGCATAAGACTTGTTAGGACGCATCTTAAGAGCTGAGATAGCTTCTAGCTTAGCGTTAACCTGAGCCTTAAAGCTGTCAGGGATAGCTATAGTACCTACTTTAGTGTAGTTAGCTGTAGTAGTCTCAACCTTTACGTCTACACTTGTAAGAGCTTCTAATCTCTCTTCGATTCTTTCTGATGTGTGTACTGATGTTGTCATTTTGTTTTGTTTGATACAAATATAAGGAGGACTTCTCAATCCTCCAAATATTTTGTTACTTTTTTTTATTTAGAGATTTCCTCTATAATGTTGGCTTGACTACCAGTGTGATTGTTTAATACATATACAGCGTCTAGCTTGTCAGTCATAAGTATAACCTCAGTGTCGTAACGACCCTCTCTAGTGTATATTGTTATTTCGTGTCCTAGAGCGTTAAACGTTCTGTCGTAAGAAAGACCCTCGTAGTTGTTGCTCAAAGCGTGGTCTATGTGTTCTTTGATTATTAATATGTCAGTGATGTTTTCGAAATTGTTCATTTTGTTTGTTTTTGTTGGTACAAATATAAGACAAAAAAATAAGCCACCAAACTATTTGATGACTTTTTTTAAAATAATCGTTATTTATACTGATTCTAAATAACATTAAAGATTTGTAAGGTGTAGCCTACAATAGAACTGCAATTAAGCAGAACTAGATTCCACTGCCTAGCTCTATACACCTGAGGTGTTAATAACGCTATGCCTACAGCTAATAGAATGAAACCTATTTGGTAACTTACTAAATAAGGAGCTACTAGGAGGATTCCTGTGCCCATATAGGCTAATTTGTCTGTGAACTTAATCTTTTGCTTAATTATCTTCATAAGGGTGTGCTTGTTTATAGTAGTGAATGTAAATTTCGTTAATCTTGTCAGTCATTTGCTGACCTTGCTCGTAGTGATGCTTACCTACGTGACGTGAGTTACCTGTCTCAATAACTAACTCAACGTAATGCTTAGAGCCTCTCCTGTACTTGCCGTCATTACCCCTCACTTGGCAGGCATACGTTTCCAGAACTGTCTGAGGGTACACTCTGAGTGCCCCTGTACCTATAGCCCAACTCTTAGCTTTATCTTGGATAGTCATTGTTAAAGTCTGAGTATTCAGCGTGTACAAAGTCCACACACGCATCCTGTGGGTATTGCTTAAGTATCCTGTCTGCAGTCTCTTGAGCCGCAAAGGGTGAATCCATATTGAGGAGGTATCTATCCCCGTTAACTGACATTACTGTTAATCCTTCTATCATTACGTTAAAATTTCTGCTAATATACGACCTATCTTTGACGTGTACAACTTTTTGTGGTAAACTTTCCTTCCTGTCTCTTGGTGAACGTGAATCACTAAGAGTTGACTAGGAGATACAAAGTAAGTAACTCCTAGCATACTTAATATCTTTCTTACCATTGTCCTTCTTCTTCAACGTTAACCCAAAACATATGACCGCATCCTAACGTGATGTCGTGGAATGAAGGGTCAAAGTTCTCTCTGTCCTCTATGGTGTCTAAGATGTACTGCTTAGTAAAGAAGTCTAGCTTATAGAACTCGTCAGCTGTGATGTTACTCCAGCCTGTAGCGTTCATCTCTGCTTTAATCTCGAATATGTGCTTTTTAGTTTGCATAACTGTTTGTTTTTGTTGGTACAAAGATAATACTTATTTTGTAACTACCAAACTATTTATTACTTTTTATTGAATTTTATTCTCCTTAACCTGTAGCGACGCTCAAGTTCACGCTTAGCTGGTAGTATAAGCTCACGTGGATACATCTGTGAGTTCTGCAATACCATAACCTCTAAGTGGTGTGTAGTCCTATAGCTGAACATATAGCCCTGAGTTTACGAATGACGGAGATATATTGATTTGAATACCTATATTCTTTGTTATCCTATGCTTATAAGTCATAGTGAATAGTGGCATATAAGACGCATCAGCCATTGATTTAGGTAAATGCTTGTATAGCCTAGCTGAGTTCTTTTTACTGAAGTAAGCCTTATTATAGTTAGTAGCGTATCCAACGTGAGCAGATACCTGAAAGCTTTTAGTTTCTTTTAAGCTTACTCCAAACATACCGTATCTAGAAAAGTCTCCATAGCTGTTCTCCATAATGCCTAGTGTGAAGTGTAAGCCCTTAGAGCTACGTGTCAATAGAAAGCCCTCAGAACCTCCCTCAGAGCCGTTAGCCTTTACATCATACATACGGCTACCTTTGTAGTGTTTAGTGTACTGTGGCGCATATATGTGAGTACCATCCCACGATTGAGCATTGGCTTGAGTTCCGATTAGCATAGCACCTAGGAAGATGAGACCTCCTAGTAGTGCTAGTAGTATGTTTTTGATTGTTTTCATTATAGTGACATTTTAAGCTCATTCATATTGGCTATGTATTTAGTATATTTAGAAACCCTATCTAAGTTAGCCAAATCTCCAAAAGAAAGCTCATATTTTATTACTCTGTTAGCTTCTTTAATTCCTTCGTTTATTTCTGAAATGTTGTACATAATTGTTTGTTTTTGTTGGTACAAATATACTACATAATTACATACTACCAAACTTTATTGCAACTTTTTTGTTATTTATATTGATTCTGAATAACTAGCCTATGAAGTACTTGCCCTTGTTGGGATTAGCTAATTGATAAGATACAGCGTATCTGAGTGCATCTAATTGGTGGTCAAAGCCATTCTGTAGTGGTGTCTCTGCCTTAGTGTCGCTCCATTGGTAGTTATTAAGCTCCTTTATTATATTGGTGCTCTCAGGAGTTACTATAAGCTCGTAGTCCTGTAATAAGGCAATACCATAGTTGACACTACCTTGACCTTTAATAGTAGGTACTATATTGCAATAGCGTTTAAGCTCACTAATAAGTCTAGGCTCAGCTGAATCACCTACAATAGTATTACGTCCAGCTACTTGGCTGAATATAGCTCCTAGCTGTGATGTATTCATATTAGCCTTATTGAGATGCTCCTTAACGTAGATACGCTTATTAGCCTTGTCTATGCTCGTAGATAATAGAGTTGAGGGGTCAGTGCTATACCCGAAATCTGCGCCTAGTACGTCTATTCCTTGGCTTCTATACTCACCTATGCTCCAATTAGTAAAGATAACACCCTCAGCCTTCTCTCTCCATCCACCTAAGATGGTGTGATTGTACTCACTTGGTCTGCGTTCTTTCATTACCTCCATAGACTGTAAGAAGCTCTCTCCTAGGTTGTCTATGTTGTCTAGGTATGTGGTGTGTATATAAGTAGTGTCCCCTATAGTGTCGTTAGTAGATGGATTAACTCCAGCTTCTTGAAAGAATCTCTTGTATATCCAATGCTCCTTAGTAGCTGGGTTCAATACTAAGATAACTCTGTTTTGTATATCCTTAGCACGGATTGAGTAGTCAATCTTAGTGAATAGGTTGTTGTCAGGTATCTCCTCAGCTTCGTCACATATCCAAGTAGTAATATTGGCTAACGACTTGAGTGCTGCAGTCTGGTTGCCTGAGCCTGTCTTAAGCCCTTTAAAATATATCCTATTGCCTGTAACTCTATTGGTTATCTCAGTCCTATTAACATCAAAGTACTCCTCTAAGCCTAGCTCCTCTATCTTATCGGTAAACTCAGGAATGATAGACGTATATGCTGAGGTCATTGTATATCGTGTGAATAGAATGTTCTGCTCCTTCTCGAATGTAAGGAATAGAGCCATTAAGTTAACACTATAGGACTTACCTGAACCACGACCACCAGTCAGTACAAAGTATCTGCTAGGGTCTTGAATAAGAGGTTTATATTTACCGTTTAGAGTTATCATTTCCTTAAGTCTCTTTTAGCTTCTGCTATCATTAAATCACTAACGAACCAAGGCATAGGAGTGTACATAAGCCTGTTCTTGCCGTGTCTCCAGTTCAGTATATCGTGTGATAGTTCGTGCATAACTAACCACCACTGCTGATTGCCTGAAAGCTCACTCCAGCTCTTAGTGTTTATCTTAATTAGTACTGTAGCGTCTGCATCCATCCCTATAGCCATTCCTAGCACATTCTTAGGCATTAACCCACTAAACTCAACGAGAATAACCTCTGAGGTGTTTACGTGACCTGTAAGCTGAATGAACTCATTGTAGTAAGTCTGCAGTTTAGGGTGTATTGATTTAAATGTAGGAATGACCTCTCTTGGGTAGGAGGTTAATATAAATAAAACTAAGAGGGTTAGGTATCTCATTCCTTATCCTTGAAGTTGATGAGGTTACTTAACGTGAAGTTAATATCCTGCTTAGCATCCATAGATACATCTACTGTCTGCTTAGGAGTACCGTGTACATACTTCATAAACATTTCGATAGCTCTGTAGTCACCTTTGTTAATAAGCTCTCCTAGCTTCTCCATAACCATATCTTGGTCAATGTGCTCGGACATAATCTCTTTGACGTTCTCAATATACTCTTTCTTGGGTCTGCCAGCGTTAGCTCTTCGACCACCCCAGTTGGAGTTGTACTCTTGTCCTTCGTCTTTCTTTTTACCAGCCATTTGATTTATCTTGATTTATCTTTATTTAAAAACAATCTAAATAAGGTGTTGTGACTATCTTGAATAAAAAACCCCCAGAGGTTAATCTGAGGGTGCTTATCTTAACTAAGGAGTGATTCTAACCTTTGTACGTTATTGTACCAGTACATCACCATCTTACGCTTTTGAACGCTCTTAGGGTCTTTCCTGTTCTTTTCCTCAGCTATTGCTAGCTCTGCTTTAGCGTTTGCTAATACTTCTAATAGATTTGTCATTTCTTTATCTTTATTATTGCTACTATTGGTTTTGTTATATCGTAAGGGTTGCCAAAGGCTCTCCATACGTTTCCTGTTCTTATTACTGCGTATGTATGTGATGGAGTTATAATCACGTAGCTTTCATTATCCTTGGCAGTTGTCTTAAGAAACTTCCTAAGGCTTTTAGTGTAGCGTGTAGTACCTATGTATCTATCTGCATACTCCGTTTTAATGATGTTTACAAGAGTTGAGGCTTTTATACCCTGACGGTTCTCTCGTCCATATTTCCTTAATAAGTCGTGAGCTATGTAGTACTTACGACCAGTGAATAATGTAGCTACAACTCTTACTGAGCAATCATTCCACTCATCTAGATTGAATTGCTGGTTGATATACGTCATATTGGTATCTACTGTAGAACCGTATAGTTTTAGTTTACTTTGTGCTGAACACATCACCCCTAGAGCTAGCGTTATGTATAGGAATATCCTTCTCATTGTATTTTAGTCATTTTAATAGTGTAACAAGCCTTATCTACCATTCTGTTGTCTCCGAACTCTGTAGTAACAGGACACGGAATCATTGAGGGTTCTTTCATTAGTATCTGTCTAGACATCTCTGACACGTTAGCGTAGTATATCCCTGAAGGGTCTTGTACTACATACACAAAGCTTTTACCTATCTCCTCGGATATCTGTAGGTTTCTGGCCATCTTGGATAGCTCTATAAGTTTCTCAGCGTATACCTTACCCCTTACCTTGAGCTCAACTATAGCGTTAGACGTTTCGCAGTCGTAGTAACTGTATTGGTTGGGAGCTTCCCAAAAGCTCTTATTGGTTATTAGGCTTAGCTTGTGCATTAAATCTCTTTCCTGTGACTTCATAGCTTACTGTTTATTCGTTCATTAATATCATCTGACGTTTCTCTTGAAAACTTTTCAGCTACAGCAGCAGACGCCTCTGCTTCTTGTATTGCCTGAGCTTGCTTAGCGAATTGATTTCTCTCTGCTTTTAGGTTATCTATTACAGAGTCAAAACCCTTGCGTTCTAGCTCAAGGCTATGTACATAGAAGTATATATCGGTCAGACACTTAGTGAGCTCTTGAAGCTCTTTGTTGTCAGGTCGTGCATCTAGCCATTGTTTGACAGTAAGTAGGGCTGTCTCCATTGATGCGTTATACTGTAGCTGTTTTAAGTTTCTCATATTGCAAATATACGTAATTTGTTTGGATTTACCAAATTGTATTTATATTAGTTGGTGAGCCAGCCTCTTTCCAGTTCTCTATTGCCACTATAATAGCAGCACAGGCCTCGTAGTTCTCCTCCTCCTCATATACCTCTCGTATGGAGTCCATCATCTCCTCACCCATTCCTTGAGCTAGTGATAGGTATGTGTTCTCCAATACCAATTTATACATCTCGTTATCTGTTATACTATAGCTCATCCTCTTTGTAGTATTGTGATAAGTCGATTAACTCATCAATGAAAAATGCTTCATAAGTTTGCATAGCAGCCTGAAGTTTTAGCTGACCCATCTTAAGAGTTTCCTGAGATGCTTTAAAGACACCTATATCAGTAGTAGTCTTGTCTATTACCAGCCAGTAGAAGTCTGGCACATTGAATAGTTGTGTATATAGATACGCTTGTAGGTCATAGTCGTACTTAGAGATAGTGAACTTAAACTGATTGGTAACCTTACCATTCTTAAGTTCTACGTCCTTGAGGCCATCGTTAGTGGTCTTAACGTCAGCAACGAACTCTCCAGCCTTAAATATGTCAGCCTTACCTCTTACTGGTATTCCGTGTATCTCCTCAAGAGCTGGCACTTCAGTCTCTGCTCCTTGCATAAAGCTCACACATCTATCGTTCTGTAGAAAAGCAGTAGAAATACGTGTATTCATATACTTTTCTTTTAGCGTAAATGTATTGGCTTTACCTGACTCCTCAACAGCTAGCTTCCACTTCTTAGTGTTCTTAGATGATACATCTACAAAGTTGAATGTGTCGTACTTTTGAGGCTCTAGTATTTCAGCGTGAACTAAACGTCCATCTCTTAGAGCTTGAGTTTCTGGGTCTGGCTTACGTTTCTTATAAGCAAACCACTTAGGGCTTTTTAAAAGCCATTTGATAGAGCTGTAGGATAGACACTTGTCTAAACCCATTACCGTATAGTAGAACCCGTCATCAACCATCTTGGTGAGTAGCTCTTGCTTGTCAGCTGTAGTGTGGTCTAGCAACTGCATTATAGTGTAGATATTAAAATGTGATATCCTACGTAAAGTTCAAAAGCTACCAGTATAGCTCCTAGCGTGTAAATTATTCTATTTTTCATATTAAATTAAATTAGAGTTGTAAGTGAAATCGTATTGAGAATATGTGTCCTCGATTGAATTGATTGTATTTAAGTATGTATTCATTTTGTTTGTTTTTAATTACAGTACAAATATACACAAAAAAGCATAACTACCAAAACTTTTTTAGTAATTATGCTTATTTATATTGGTTCTAAATAATGAACCTATTGGGGGTTGTCATCTAGATAACGCTCTAGAAGTGCGAGGGCTCTCCAAGCTACCTTACCAGCGTGAAGCATACCATCATCATCTACAGGGTTTATACTGTGGTCAATTAGGTGTCTTACTAGCGCATCAGGCTCATCAGCTGACTTAGACTTATCCCAGTGCAAAGGTTTGTCTGGGTGGTGTTGGTCGTTGCCAGCTTTACTAACTTGACTAACGTACTTAATGGCCTTAGGGAAGTACTTGAGGACTCCAGTGAACACAGGTGTAGCTTTACGTTCAGCGTGCTTACTTACAGGACTTACAACTTCATAGTCAACATCATAGTCAACAATGCCCTTAGAGATGCCTTCTGGTAAGTTCTCTAAGGAATCGTAGCTCACCCCTACGTTATCTCTGTCATTCATTCTCCTCATTATAACACCATCAATTCGTTAATAGCTGTACGGCCTCCAATTACTACAGCGCAACCGATAGCTGGCTTCTTACCTGCTTTCGCATAAGCTAACGCATAAGAGCTGAAGTCAATACCACAACCTACTTGAGTTCCAAATATACGTGTGTTAGCTCCTACGAAGTACTCTGTGTAAGCTTGGGTGTGTAGGTGACCCTGAACAGTTGAACGCATATCAGCACGAGCTTTTGTCTTAGCAGTTCCTGCTTCACCGTGAATGTAGTGTACACCATCAATGTCTACTGAAGTAACGAATCTCCATTTTGGAGTCTCTAGTACTTCTTTGTAGTCTTTTATCCACTTAGTAGGTACGGCTGAACTCTGAGCTTTACGCATAATGATTCTGTCGTGATTACCTATAGTTACATCAGCGTCAGGAAATCTGTGATACCATCTACGTAGTCGGTCAATAGCTAAATCTAACTCAGCAGCTCCGCCCATACCGTTAGCATCAGTTTCGTGATAAGAACTAAAGTGATTGTCAATAACGTCACCAATGAATACAACCTTGTTGCAGTTGTAACGCTCGTACACCTCAACACAGTGGTCGAAGTATCCATCTAAGTCAAAGGGTGCGTGTAAGTCACCGATTACTAATACACGAGATTCTTTATTGTTAAAGAACTCAAAGTTAATTTTACGTGCTCCTGAGAGTCTTGGTCTAATTTCAGACATAAATTTTTGTTTTATTATTATGGGGCAAACATATGACAAATAATTGACATACGCAAGCCCCTTTGGATTTATTTTTTTAGAGACATCTTTTTAGCTGCTTTCGCTTGCTCCTTCTCCTCAATGATTTCAGCAACGTGATAGAGTTCTAAAGCTAAACGCTTATAACGTTCAGGCTCTGTCTCGCTCTTTCCAGTTGAATGAAACCACTGCAGTTTAGTAGCCATCTGGTCAGCTATCTTAGTCAGCTCTGTCTTACTGAGCTTCTTAAGCTTCTTAGTTGTTAGCTCCATCATATATCTTTCTAAGTTCACGATTAACAGATGCTATACAAGTAGAACAATTGCTCACCTTACGTTTAGCGTTGAATACCCTGTTGTAGATATCTACCAGCATATTCTGCTGCTGAGTGTTTACTGAGCTACGTTTAACGGAGTACCATTCAGTCAAGTAGTCATAGTCCTCTGTACTTAAGTCGTTCAGCTTACGGTTAGGGAATAGCCTGTTTAGCGTTTCCTTTCGAGCTGCACACCCACAGTCAGTATCTAGAGCCTTAGCTACAGTGTCCACTACTGCTTTGATTCCAGTTGCTGTAGTAATTGATTCTACTACGTCACCAGCTCCTTTATTAGCGGCCTCTCCTAGTATGTCCAGAACCTCAGCTTTTTTAACCTTAAGTTTCTGTGCAATCTTACCAGCAGCAAGACCTTCGTCGTTTAATTTAAATATTCTTTCGTTTATAGTTTCCATAATTATTAATTTTTAGAGTTATAAATATTAGTAGTTTTCATCTTATTAGTCTTTATAGTTAGCGTCGTAGTACTCACTAGGAAGTTTAATTCCTAGCTCGATAAGCTGCCATTCTAGAGCGTGTATGTCATTCTGCACATCTTTTCTATTCTCTCTCAAGCTATTTAAAGCTAGAGCGTACTGTTGACGCTCGTATCCCCCTATACTTGGAGATTCAACTATAAGCTCCAAAGCCTCGATTGCAGTGTCTAATTGTGTGAGTATATTTTCCATATTATTTAATTTGAACCTTGACCTCTGGACTTTGATTTGTATGCGTTCTGTCCTTTACTCGCATTTTTGGAGTGAACTCCTTTTCTTTTTCTTTTTTGAATTGCAACTTTTACAGTTGACGCTTGTTGTCTAGCCATTGTGTGCTCCGTTTGAAAATTCTACATATTTATCGTATAGCTTATCCGCTATAATTAACTTACTCTTCTTTATTGATAGGTATATTGTCTGAATACCTAAGCCGCTCTCCTCTGCCAGAACTCTGAAGCTCTTGCGTGTCTTGAGGTACTTCCTAAAAAGCTCATAGTCGAACCAGTGTATTTCGTCCTTAAGAACTTCGTACATCTCATCCTCTAGGCCCTCTAAGACCGTCTCATTCTTATCCCTACCTTCATCAATTACCATATACTTCTCCTCCATATCGTATTGGTCGCCTATATGTGTGTAGCGACACTTCTTAACTTTTTTGAGGTCGTTAATGATTGTTGAACGTAGCGCAAAGAACATATATCCTTTAGAGGCCTTCTCTCCGTCTATAATCTTATCGTACAGGTCGTCATAACCTAGTAGTTTAAGATAACTGTCCTGAACATAGTCCTCAGCGTAGTTAGCAACGTTAAAGTTGTTGCCAGCTATAGCTTTGGCTGTGTTGATGAACTCACTGTGGTGAACCGCTAACAGCTCTATTGCTCTATTTGTATTCATAATACCATTCTAGGGTTAATATAATAAAGCCGAAGCTCATTTGGTAGTGAGACGCTTTTACAAGCTCTCCAGTCTCAGCCTCTATGTTGTAAGAGCCATATACTGCTCCAAACATTAAGCCCTTAACGAAGCTAACTCTTGCTGTCACGTTTGGCTCTGCAATCCATATATGAAGTGCCATAACAAACGCTGTTAAAATTGCTAAAATTACCATTCTAATTTATCTGCTTTTACTTGTTTCTTTTGTATCACATCCTGTCCAGCTACTGTAAACTGACAATTCGCTGGCATCATTCTCATTGAGATAGGAGTGTCTTGGCTGGTCGGTCGACCACCAGTTTCTGTCTCCTTTACTTTTACCACGTGAATATCACTAAACATCCACCGTTCGCTGTGTTGGGTGTACCTGTGACACGAAATCACGTCATCAGCACGGTTACCCCATTTACCTCCTCCTTCGACATCAGCCATACTACACGGCTGTGGGTGTCCTGCATACTCGTGGTCTGCTGGATGCTTACGTCTTAAGGCCTCAGTAACAGCGTGACAGTTGAGCCACATTGAAACGTTATTCTCTTTGCAAAATAATCTAAACTCTGAAGCTATTTGATAGTCGTACTCGTGACCACCTACTGAGCGTAGGAGCTGAGGGTCTTTTGCTAGTGAGTTATAAGGGTCTACAAGTATTCCGTCGTAATCCCAATCTTCTTTCACTTTCTTAGCTTCTTTAAGTAATACACGTGCTGTGTATATCTTATCCACTAAAATGATTTTGAAGTGGTCGTTTATCCACTCCAGCTCTTTCTCTATAACCGCATCAGGCAGCTGTTGTACTGGTGTTGACGTTTTGAACTCTATAAGCTTTCGCGCTATGCTATAGTCAGTATTCTCACTGCTAAAAATAAGCCATTTAAGGTTGTGCTTAAGAGCGTAAGCCATCATCAGGTACAATATAACTGTAGTCTTACCTACGTTAGCGTGACCGATACATATATTAAACCCACCCCTCTTAAATCTTAGCCACTCATCTACTTCAGGCAAGTCAAGACCTAAGCCTTGTTCTATACGGTCGTATTTGACGTCCATAATCTTTTCCTTTAAGTGATTGAGTGTTGCTAACATAGAAGGGTGTTTAGTGGTTTATATATATCTTTTGATTGGTTACTTAGAAAGGTAGGTCAGGAGTTCCACGTCCAGCAGTTGACTGCTCAGATGCCGTTACACCTTCCTCAACTCGGTCAGCAACTTTTACGTTACCGTCAGTCCATACAACTTTACCGTTACCAACATATACCTTTACTTCCTTAGCGTCTCTTTGCTCTTTTGTCTGAGAGATAGATGCAGAAGCATTCTGTCCATACTGGTTAGTATCGTCATTGATACTGATTGTGATGTTAGCCCAACCTTTGTCGTTGAAAGTTAACTTTTCTTTGTTTAATCCTAGGGTTACTAATGTAGCCATTTTATTTATATTAAGGGTTTATAATTATACTAATTTATCTGCAATTGCTTTCTTAACGTAAGGAGTTGATAAAGTCTCTGATGAGTTTACTCATAGCTACTCCTTTATCGTCAGCTATATTTTTAAAGGCTTCGAGTTCGTTAGAAGTCAATCTAACTTGTAGATTGATATTCCTGTCTTTTCCGTACTCTCTTTTGTGTGATTCTTGTTTATTCATATTATTTATATTAAGGGTTTATGATTATACT